TTTAGAGGCACAAACGGCGCAAATGCGTTGTTGTTCGGATAACCCATGACCCTTTGGAATCCAATTTGGAAAGTCACAATCAATGGCGTGGAATATCAATCATCAGTCTTGGCAGATCTCACAATCACATCAGGACGCAACAACATCTACGAGCAAGCTCAAGCTGGATATATCAACATTGAATTAATAAACCTTGACGCATCAAATGTAAATATTGACATCAACAGCGCATTGACAATTGAACTGCAAGATTCAACGGCGACATTCGTACCGATATTTGGCGGTTCGGTTGTGGAAATTGCCATTGCAGTAGCAGAGCTTGGCAACGTGGCATTTGCACAACGCATCAAGATCATTGCACTTGGTGCATTGGCTAGATTGCCAAAGGCTTTGACCGATGGCATATTGACACAAGATTTTGACGGCAATCAAATCTATACAATTCTCCAACAGGTACTATTTGCATCATGGCAAGAAGTGCCGCAGGCTTTGACTTGGACAACCTATGATCCAACAACCCAATGGCAAGATGCCGAAAATACTGGACTTGGCGAAATAGATCAGCCGGGCAATTATGAGCTGGCAGCCAGATCATCAGATCGCATTGATGTCTATTCGTTGGTTGCAGCATTGGCAACTAGCGGTCTCGGTTACATCTATGAGGATGCTCATGGGCTTATTTCATACGCTGATTCGACACACCGCACGACTTATCTTGCAGTCAATGGTTACGTGGAATTGACGGCAAATGATGCACAAGGGTCAGGACTAAGCATTCAATCCCGCGCTGGCGATGTGCGAAATACCATCACGCTCAAATATGGCACAACAAGTCAATTTGAAGTGAGTTCATTAAATTCTGAATCAGTTGGACTTTACGGGCAGCTAGCGCAAATCTTTACAACAACGGTCAAACATCAAGCCGATGCCCAAGATCAGGCAGACTTTTATTTGGAACTTAGGGCATTCCCACAATTCAATTTCAATTCCATCACTTACCAGCTAACCAACCCAGAGATCGATGATGGCGATCGTGACTCACTCATCAATGTGTTTATGGGGATGCCCGTGAGCATTGCGGATTTGCCCTTAAATATGTCATCTGGCACATATCTGGGATTTGTTGAGGGCTGGACATTTCGAGCCGCTTACAACGAAGTCAGCGTCTCACTCAATCTTTCGCCATTGGCATACTCGTTGCAGGCAATGAGATGGAACGACGTGCCGATTGTCGAATCATGGCAAACAGTAATTCCAACGCTAGACTGGGAACATGCGACGCAGGTCGCTTAAGGGGGAAACATGAGCAATCCAACAAATCCATTTTCGTGGCAAATGCCTACGGCAACCGATCTGGTCACAGATCTGCCAGCAGACTTTGAAGTCTTTGGGCAAGCGGTGGCAACATCGATGGCTGATCTTTTAGGTGGAACAACTGGTCAAGTCTTGTCAAAGACATCCGGCACAAATATGGCTTTCACTTGGGTCACACCAACAGATCAAACGCCACTAACTACAAAAGGCGATCTATTTACTTTTACGACTGTTGATGCACGATTGGGCATAGGCACAAATAACCATGTATTGACGGCCGATTCAACTCAAGCAACCGGCATGAAATGGGCGGCCGTTTCTGGCGGCGGCAAAGTCTTACAAGTTGTCCAAGCAACAACTACAACATCAACTTCAATAGCAAGCACCTCTTACACCAACTCAGGATTATCAGCAACAATCACTCCGACATTAAACACATCCAAAATCTTAGTATTGGTAAATCAAAGATTTAGAATGGATCGAAGCAATGACAGCATAAATGCGTCCGTTCAAACTCTGCGCGATGCGACTCCTGTTTATCTGCAAGAATTTGGCCCACAACTTTATCTTGCAGGAGGGACAGCCATGGCTTTAGGTGGATACCATAATGCGAATTATTTAGACTCACCGGCATCAACCTCGGCAATTACATACAAAACACAAGGCAAATTAAGTTCAACTGCAAACTCTGCAGTTGTTGTCTTTCAAGAAAATACAACTACTTCAAGCATTATTCTCATGGAAATCGGTGCATAATGAGTGATTTAACAAAAGCAATTAAATACTTAAAACCAAATGCCGAATTTTCATTTACTGATGACGATTATTCAACCGTCAAATGGGATCTGTTAGACGGCGATGCTCCTACTAAATCAGAAATTAACGCAGCATTAAAAACTATTGAAGCCAATGAGTTAGCCAATGCAGAAACAAAGGCGGCGGCTAAAGCTGCGCTATTCGTTAGACTTGGCATCACAGCCGATGAAGCGGCTTTATTGCTGGAATGAACAAATCCCAGAATGGATGGGATGCGTCCAAAGTCAGAGCCGAAATAGACATTGATTCATTTCAAGTGCCGGGAACAACGATCAAGCTGACGTGCAATAAGGCAGTCGCGCCATTGCTTGTCGGCTTTGCAGCTGAATTCCATGCGCTGATTGAGCCGATCGATGAAGGCTCACTTGATGACTGGGGCTATTGCTACCGTGAAATTCGTGGCAGTGCAACAGCTCTGAGCAATCATTCCAGTGGTACGGCGATTGACTTGAATTCAACTAAACATCCGCTTGGCAAAGCTGGCACATTCCCGCTTCAAAAAGTGGCAATGATTCAAGCGCTTGCAAGAAAATACGGATTGCGATGGGGCGGCGATTACACTGGTCGCAAAGATGAAATGCACTATGAAATCACTTTGAGCAAAGCGAAAGTCGCTGCGCTCATCGGGAGCTTGGACAAAGGAGAAATCAAATGACACAAGCAAAAGCAATGCTGGCATCATGGGCGCGAGCGTCAATCGCTGGTGCTTTAGCAGTCTGGATGACTGGCAATTCAAATCCGCGTGATCTAGCAATGGGTTTGGTAGCTGGCGTTATTCCGGTACTTGCTCGATGGGCTAATCCAAACGATGTGGCTTTCGGGCGACAAAAGTGAGCGTGGGCGAATGGACGGCGGTTTTTGGACTTGTCTTGGCGGTATTGACCGCCATCTATTCGTCAATGAGAGTCATAGTCAAATCAATTATGCTGGAACTTTCCCCGAATTCTGGTCACAGCATGAAGGATCAAGTCAGTCGCATTGAATCTCGATTAGATCAGCTGATATTAGAATTGGCAATTGGTCAAAATAGGGATTAAGACACGCCCAAGATTGAGCGTTATTCTTGACGATGTCAGATCTTTGGTTCATTCTTTCATCAGGGAGCGAAGTGCAGTAGCTTCCTGAATCGGGAGCGAACATGTACACAATAGGCGAAGTAGCCATGTGGATTGTCATTGGGATAATTCTTGGCTTTGCAGGCGGTTACACATTAGGACTCAGAGAAGGCAATCGCGTTGGTTATGTACGCGGCAAGATTGCCGGAAGCAAGCGAACACGACCATGAGTGCATTCATGGACAATTACGAAGGCAACAAAGATCGCACTGATCGATGGATTGCTACATTTCCAGAAGGTCGGCTCAACGCCCAAATCGTTGAATTTGATGCCGTCAAGGGTTATGTATTAGTGCAAGCAAAAGGCTGGCGCAATCAGTTAGAGCTTGAACCAGCAGGCGTTGATTATGCCTATGGCTATGCAGCTGCTTACAGCGACAAAATGCGCCGCTGGATGGTTGAGGACACTTGCACGTCAGCTTTGATGCGCGTCATGGCGCTGATTATGGGTGGCACTGAAAAGTCCACAAAAGAAACAATGCAACACGTCCAGTCCTATGCCGAACCGCCAATCGATGACGATCCGTGGAGCAAGCCATTTGGCGAGGATGGCTTTACAACCGCCGCAGATAACATTGGCGAAATTGCCGGGCAATTAGGTAGCCAACTGGTCGCAGCTGCGCCACGTTGCCTTCATGGCTCACGCATCTGGCGTGAAGGCGTTAGCGCAAAGACTGGCAATCCTTGGGCAAATTACTCATGCGCTGAAAAGGTCAAAGCCAATCAATGCAACCCAGTCTGGTACGTGCTGGCATCAGATGGTCAATGGAAGCCGCAGGTATAACAATGGGCGAAATGGAGATCATCAAGCTAAACACTGGTGAGAAAACAATCTATGCCATCGATGGAACAGTCATCAAAGAACAAAATCCAATCAAGATCAATTGGTGCGATAAATGCGAGAAATGGCAGCCGCTTGAATTCGGACGCTATGACGGCTCACAAGGCTTGACTATGCTTTGGGTATGCGTGGAGTGCAAATGATTATGATTCGATTAAATCGAACTGATGAGATGACAGCTCATACATGCGGCTTACAACGCGAATCAACTTATGGATCAAATCCAAAGTGGATTGGCAATAAGGGCAATTTTCACAATGCA